GTTGATTTGGTTTCTTAACTGTATCAGTTGTGTCTTTAATATAATTATTAAATGCAGTATAGTATGCTTGAGTTACTAAGTAAAGATCCACAATGTTTGTTGTTGCTGGATCGATACGAGTAGTGTTATTAGCATTATGTCTATATTGATAATCTAATCCTTGTCTGCCTGACTTGACAGAATAATCTAACTGTTCAGTCATAATATAGTTAGGTGTTGTTATAGTAGGATCTTGCACTGACTTATAAAATTTATTATCAGTAAATGCATAAAATAATTGTCCTACTGCAAATTCATATTTTACAATTTCTATTTGATTTTTAGTTCCATATGTAAAAATAATATCAGTACTAGGTACAATTAATTGTCTTGTTAAGTTAACAGGATCTGTAATTGTTCTAAAGAATACATACACGCCTGTGTTTGCACCGTTGTTTACAAAACCAGTAATGTCATTAAAGAAATCTGGGTCTAAAATTAATTGACCATTGTTGACATCAGTTGCGGCAACTTCTACTTGAAAGTCATTTACATAACCGTCTGACTCAACTGTTTGTCCTAAGATATTAACTTTAGTGTCTGCACCTAATGGTTGTGCAGTATTAAACACTGTGTTGATACCTAACATGTTAATAAAGTCTTGTATGATTTTACCAGTAAACGGATCATATACTAATTCATCTTTATTAAATGTAAAACGAGTATCAGCAACACTACCGAAGTAATATGTCAATGATCTGTAAGTTACTGTATAACGATTGTTTCCTAAACTAGTAAACTTAACAAAGTAATTTGCATTTGATGCCGCACCGATTGACCAACGTTCTTGGTTAATCAATAGTGAGTTGTTAAAGAGTAAAGTAAAGTCTTGTTGTAATTCAATTTTAAGAATTGCTTGTTGTATAATTGTGCTTGACAATGAATTATCAAAAACAGGAATAATTTCTGTTATTGTTACGCCGTTTGGTACATACCCGTTTACTGTGACTGGGCCCTGTCCGTTTGCAAATTTACCTTCACCGTTGTTGTTACCATCGCCGACAACATTTAATATTGTTGACCATATATAAGTTTTCTCTCCGCCAGTTGGTGCACCTGCTACTAAACGATTATCTGCATCAAAGTAATTACCGACTGGAGCAACAAATTTTAATAATGCACCTGTTGTTATATACTTTGCATTAGTAGTTGTAAAAGTTCCTAATGGTTGTGGCTGTTCTATTGTACCGGTAAGAGAATAAAAATATCCTGTTTCACTTGATGAGTCTACTGAACTTGTTTTCCAATATAGAGTAGTGCCTCCACTTGTGCCTGGATAAGCATAACGAGTATAATTTTGAATGTAATATTGATTAGCACGGTTTAATGCAAGTACAGATGCTAAATCATCTGTAAAAAATTGAATAATATCTGATGTATTGTTTACTTGTAAAGTTAAAAAGCCATCTGTACCTTCTTGGTATAATGCTCCGTCATCTCCAAAAGAGTTTGTACTTGAATACTTACCAGTTGGGTCAAGTAAATCTAAATTTTTAGATACACCAATAGAACTTCTATTGATTGCTTTTGATTTAATAATAGAGTTATACAGAGTATAAGGGAAGTTTGTGTAGTCTTCTCCGTTTACCATACGATTTTGTGTGTAGTATCTTGTTGGCGCTCTTTGTTTAATTGCTGATAATGATTCTCTACCTTGTGCATTTGTTACTGATACAGGTAATGCTAAGTTCATTGTCAGAGTTTCATTTTGTCCTGTTCTGCTTACGTATGTAATAGCAACTGCTACCCCATTCATTTCTGAAGGATCGATAGTATATGTCAATGCATTACTTGATCTTACAAATGCTCTAAAGTTGCCTACGGGCATTTCTGAGAATACACCGTCACCGAATACATAAGTTACTTCATCGTTTGCACGTGAGCCTACAGAGAAGATTTTCTTAGTGCTAGATTCTGTTTGTAAGTATGCATCTGCATAAACATTTTCTACTTGTTTCCATAGCCCTAAAGTATTATCAACTGTAGTTTGATATAACCAAGTATCAGTTTGATTGACTCCTGCTACATCTACATTAATTGTCTGATTAGAAATCTGTTGTTGAAAGTTAAAGTTATAAGGTTGTAATGTTCCTTGTTTAAAGAAGAACATAAAGCCTGTATTAGGACTTCCAAAGCCCAACTTGTCATTTCTATATAGCATATTAATCTGCGATGTTGGTGCAGGTGGAATCTCATAAATATAGTCTTGGTCTAATGACGTTGCACTTACTAGTTCAAAGTTCATTGATGTTCCGTCAACCTGTGTTGTAAATGGTACAATCGGTGTGCTGTTAGCAGGTATCTGTATACCATACTCACTTGTTGTTACACCTAAGATATCAGAACTATTTCCAGGTCTTCCTATTTTTTGTGAGTCAACTAATGCCGCATTGATTACAGAATTCATTTGATCTAACCAATTACGATTAGAAGGGTCATTCCAACTAATAGGAACATTACTTAAGTTTACTCCGTTTGAGTCTATTACATTTTCTGATGTTCTTATAGAAGATATTTTTAAGAATCCAGATGCACATGTATTTCTCTTAGGGGTATAACTAACTAAATCAGCAAGTTTAACTACTGAGTCTCTACGTTCAGCCGTGTCAATGAAATTTTCACGTGTGTTTAAATCATTTCTAAAAGCAAGACCTTGACCCATAAAAGCCATGACATCAAGCAGAGCAATAAACTCTGAACTTTCAATATAATCGTTGTAGGTTTCAGGATAGTAAAGACGTAGATAATCGATAAAACTTTTTCTTAGTGTCTCATAATCATATGATCGGAAGTCTGCCTCACGAAAGGTTTCGTAAATTGCTTTCCAATCATTTACTCCGAAGAGCCCTGATTGCCTTGAACTTGTAGCCATAGTTTTTCCCTGTTTCAAGTATTTATCTTTATGGAAAAACCGAGTTTTTTTATGCTAGAGCGGCAGTATTAGTCTGCGAATTGAAGAATAATGCTAAATCTCCAGCATTATTGAATGGATTAATAGATAGTTGAACTTCTATTAAAATGCCGTTTTCTTTAGGAAAAGCACGAATTGTATTGATATTGATTCTAGGATCTAGGCTTGCTACTCGTCTAACTTCATTTTGTATTTCTACTTGCACATCTGCTGTGTTAGGTTCAAACACAAAGTCCCATAATGTAGTACCATAACTTGGTTGACCGACTTTCTCGCCTTTTCTAATGTTTAAAGCATTAACTAAATCTTGTATAACTAACTGTTCATCAGTAAGTTTAAACTTTTTACCAAATACTATAGGATTTGTTATGCCGTTTGCTTGATTATCGATTGCAGGAGGCGGATTAACCGTTCTAGGTTTATCTGCGTTTACTGTTGAGAATCCTACGTAAGTTGCCATAATACTATTTATATCCTATTTTAGTTTCCAAGTTCCTTTAAAATCCCAGTACCAATAACCACCACCGACGGAGCCATAATGATATTCGGCCGAATAGCCAAAGCCCTCGCCCTCGTTAATGTAAACATCTTGACCTATTCCACCTTGTCCGTCAGTTGGCACAAGAGGAACATACCCAGGAGGTTTAAGAGGTCCAAACTTAGGTCCGCCAGAAACGATTGATTCAATTATATCTTCTTCAACAATAAATGATTCTTGTTGCGGAACAAATGTTTTTGTAGTTGTGGCTATAATATTTGAATATGTATTATCATATTCTGTAGGGGTTTCTCCAAATCCTAATTCAACTGGAGTATAAGGTCTATAATCATCTCCTGTTGGTTGTTGAGTATTACTTTCTGTAGTAATGTCCTGATTTTGTACTGAAGCAAGACCAACTGCTTGTTCGATTTCACTAAACGGATTGATCTCTGTTGTTTCTGGAGTTGCTTCTGCAACTGTTTGTGTTATAGAAGATCCGAATTGTGTTTTTGCAGTTTCAATTTTAGCAGTTAGTGCCTTAAGTTGAGGGTCTGTAGCCGCTGATTGATATGATGCTTCTGCCGCTATTATTTCTGGAGAACCTGCTGGGAAGGTTGATTGTGCTTCAAACAATGCTCGTTGTTTAGATGCAACATCTGCTTGTGCTTTATTCAATTTCTTAACATCAGCACTTAATGTTTTTCTTAATGACAGTAAAGCACTTGCGGCAGTTAATGCACCAACTGGTATCTCGCCTAATAAATTAGGTTTGGGTATAATTGATCCAGGACCACCTAGAACTCCATCAATTAAACTTGTAATACTTGATCTATCATATGTGTTAAGTGCTACTGTAGGTAACTTGATAGTTGACCCACCACCTGCTGTTAGTGCTGATAATGCAGATTCTAATGCGGCTGCCGCACCTGGACTTAATGCATTTGAGAGTGCAGTTCCTACTGCACCTGATATTCCACCAATTAAATTATCTTTAACTGATCCTAATGACCCAATTGCACCTAATGCTGATTCGCCAGAAGCAACTAATCCACCTACATCTGTTCCTGAGAATGCAGATGATCCGAGACTTGATAGAGAGTCTGTTACCCCACCTATGCCGTCTGCAATTTGATTCACTGCACCTTGTTTATTGTTAATAACACTACTACCTAACTTCTGTCCACCTGGCAAGTTACTTACACCTGATGCAATCGTACTTGATATAGTTGCAGTTGCTCCTCGTTGAACTTGAGTTGCGGCATTCTGTAATGTGCCTTGTTGAGTTAATGATTCAACACTAGATGAAACACTTTTTACATCAGATACAGCAGATGATATTGCTCCGGTTGCCACTGATGATGCTTGATCTGCTATTCCTTGTACAGAATCAGTTACTCCTGAGGTTGCTGAACTAAATGCGCCTTCGATTGATCCTGCTCCGACAGTTGTTGCTAATGCATCAGTAATAGTAGATGTGTCTGCTAAGTCTGGTGCTTTCATACCAGCACTTGCCCCTGCAACTTTGGCTGCCGCGGCTCCTGCTAATGCTGTTAAGTCTTGTGGTTTATCGGGTCCTGATTCAAGTGTACCGAATGATGCTACTATTGATTTAAATGATGATGCTGAGGCTCCTATATTTGTATCTATTCCTACACCTAGTTCAGGCAATGCTCCTCCCAATGTGTTTAATGCTTTAGCAACTCCACCTACTCCACCTGATAATTGTGATGCTACAACTGATTCTGCTCCTGCCTTCATTGTGTCTAAGACACCCTGCGTTGCACCAGAAATTGCTCCTGAGATTCCACCTTCTGTAGCCTTAGTAATGGCTCCAGTAACTTCACTAACATTGTCTCCTAAATTACCAGTAGATCCTACAGATGAGATAGTTCCTGAAACAACAGCACCTAATCCTCCGGGTGATTCTTTACCTGTAATTGCTCCTACTGTTTGTAATGCTTTTTGTCCTTTTTGTAATGTTGATACTACACTTTTTGCTTGTGCAGATTTTGAACTTACAAATTGCTCGGCTGTATTAACACCGCTTTTACCTGTAAATGACGCAGAAGGTAAAACATTAGTTGGTATTTTGCCTTGTGCCGCACCTGTCGCACTGTCACCTGCATTAGCAGATACTAAAGTGTTTACTAATATATTTGCTCCAGGCTTAAGAATGCCACCATCAGCCATCTGATCTGCTGTCTGACCAAATTTTCCTAAAGTCATTGCTGGACCGGTTGCTGTATCTACTATGCCGGCTGCCGATCCGAACTGCGAAATATTACTAGCGGCCGCTTTACCAGAAAGCAATGTTGATGTAACATTTTTATCTAACGAATCACTGATTCCTCCTACTTCTGATATTGTGGCTGCCGCTGTTGGGTTAGTTACACCAGATGCATCTCCACCTAAATCACTAAGATTGTCATTTAAATTACTTAAATTACTAGATGGTGCAGCCGGCAATGCCGCTTCAGCACTTGGATCTACTTCTACGTCTGCACCTTGATTTGCACTCATCCAAGGCATGTGAGCAGGCGCACGTGAAGTAATACTAGGTATTTTAGCAAGTGCCGCCGCCCAGCCTACTGTTTCATCGAACAGTGTGTCTGGATGCATAATTATATCTATTGGTTCTACGACATCTGGACTTAAACTTGCGGCTCCGTCGTTCAAGTGTATTTTTGTTCCTTCATTAAAAATTTCTGCGGCTGATTTTATTCCTAATTGACCCTGTGCTTCTATTGCTAATGCCGCATCTGCTTTCATTTTTATATTCTGAAGTGTGTATAAACTATAGTCTTCTCCTACTCTTTGATTAAATGCTTTGTCTGCATTAAGAGTAGTATTTTCAGAGGAGTTAAGATTTACATTTTTAGCATTTAAATTAATATTATTATCTGCATGAAAATTAAGATCGCCTTGAGTACGTAAGTTAATAGAGTTTGTACTAAAGACATCTACTGTTCCTTCTTTGCCTAATTCAATATATGATTGTCCATTTGAGTGTAAAATAGATAACATTTGTCCGTCATCACTCATTAGTATTTGATGACCTAATGCTGTACGCAATCTAATTAATTGATCTCTGCCAATGATGTCACCATCATCCATAACAAGTGA